GTGCGATCCGTTTCCATGCAGACGCTCTTAATGGTTTCTGCGAATTTCGTCAAGTATGCTGTGATGTTGCTCATTGTTGTGCGAATGATTGCTCGATGCGTTCGGCTGCTGCATCCATGAATGGATCGAGGAAAACTCCGTCTGGAGGGAGAGCATTCGGCCAAGGCGCTTGAGTGACTGACTTTTTGAGTGCAAAGACCGGGATGATGCCTTTGCCTCGCTTGCCCTGCATGGCTAGGACGTTTTTCACCCTAAATAATGGAGCGATCGTCTTGGAGAACGTGGCTGCGGATAGCGTGTGAGCCTTCGGATGGATCGGGATCGTGAGGAATGCCTTGCGCTTGGCCCGGATGATGCCGCCGGTGATCTTGTGCGCCAGACCGATGTGGCTGTTCGACAGTGTTGCGCCTGTCTCATTTGCCGTATCGACTACCCATCTGGCAGTTCCTCGCCACCAGCCGGACTTCTTGCGCCCCGGCCCATGAGTCGGCCCTGTGCCTTTCCAATGATTTTGTCCTTTGGAGCGATACCAGTTCTTGACTGAATCGTTGGCTGACCTAGCTCCGACTCGAATTGCTGCTCTCCTCGTCGCTGGACTGACCAGATTGAGGATTGCCATTCCGGCTTCATCGATGCCGACTGTTTTGACGGTTGCGGTAATCATGCCCTTGCTTCTAGTGCGCCAATTACGGAGTCGGCCATTGCATTTTCCAGTGATTCATTGAGAAATTCTCGGTCTAACTTGTCGTAAAGCAGTGGTACTTGGTCAATGGCCCTTTCCACCTCGCGGATAAATGCGCCGATGGTCATGCGATCCGATTTGTCGATGAGGTCGGCAATCTGCTCGTCGAGCGGTGACAGCCACCTTCTTGCGATCCTGCGAAGTTCCTTGTCAGTCATCGGCTCCGTCGAGTTGCTTCACGATGCGCTTGGCCCATGCAAATCCTTCATCGCCGCCCCAGCCTTGCCATGCCTGCCAGCCCTTGCCCTGTTCGTCCCAAGTAGATCCTTGCTTGTCCACTTCGTGACGAGCAAAGAACGATGCCATGCGGCGCACAGTGTCCTCGGACAGCTCGGTTCGGTTAGCGATGTCACGGGCGCGAGCGATGCCGACAGCAGTCATGCCGCGTTGGCTGGCTGGCTTCTGCCGCCGGACTTCAAGCGCACGTTGAGCATTCTTGGCCATCTGCTCGGTCGGTCGTAAATCAATGTCGGCTCTTGCCCCGGATAATGATTCGAGGTCGAGGATCGGTGAATCTTGCCGACCAAAGATGTCGTCATCATCGACCGGCTCTGGGATCTCCAACTCCTCATAAACCCATTTTTTCGGCATCTCAACACCGGACTCGACGAGGATCTTGAATCGTTCCGCAGTTGCCTTGGCATCCTTGGCAGTAGGAATATTGATCTCGGCATACGGCATATCCTCGGACGCGATCTGCGCTCCGAAATTGTGACGAACGATTGCCGGGATCAGTTGGTTCGTGATGATCTGTGAGACCCATGAGGCGACCGATTGAAGCACCTCGATGCGGATGCCATCATGGACATCTCCGAGTGCGCGGGAACCTGTGCCTGTGTTGTCTGTTGTGAGCGTCTGGCCGAGGAGTAGGATATCGCAAGCACGATCGGCAATGTCCATGAGATGCGACTGTGGCAGGCCGTCCGCGCTGCCTTTCACGCCTTCCAGCAGGTTGAGCTTCACACCCGGCCCAGTTGCCGCCCAGCCGGAGGCGCCGATCTGCTCAAGCATCGTCTCGGCAGCAGTCAACGCTGCATCTGATCCATCCGTCTCGACGTGGCGCCAAGGGATGCCGAATAGCTGGGCGAACTGCATCAGCCACCCAAGGCCATAGACCGAGGCGAGCCAGTATTTGGTCAATGCCCGCAGGTTTGCTCCGTGGATCGGATGCATTCCGCCCTGCGTCCAGACCCCGATAAGGAATCGATCCGGCGGGAAGTCTTGAAGTTGCGAGTAAGTGACTCCATCTGGCGCAACCATGAGTCGATCGACTTTGCCACTCTCGGATGGATAGGCGAGGTATTTTGCCGGGACTGGCGCATAGCACCTCGGAGAGATGATGCCATTCTGTGATTGCCAGACAATCTCCAAAACGGAGATGCCCTTGGCGTACGCATCAATCAGCGCACGGACTCCGCCCTCGCTATCGAGTTCCCAGAATCCGGGGCGTGGAGCATAGGACTCAAGCGCACGGCGAACAACGTCGTAGATGCGGACGGCCTGCGGAGTTGGCTCTTCGGCTCCTTCCCGGACTGGCGGTTTGATATCGACGCCGAGGCGAGCCACAGCGCCCGATACCTCGTTGAGCGTCTTGCGCAGTCGAGGCCATGTGTCAAGCATCAGCCGGAACAAACGGTCTTGATCCTCAAGCTTCCCGGTGCGGACATTGCGCAGGATCGAGCGCACTTGCTCCGGTGTCACATTGGACAGGTCGAAATCATTTGTGCGGTATTGAACTGGCACAGGCCAGACAACACCCTTGCGCTCGTCGAGGGTCATCAAGGCGTGCCTACACTATTTGTTGACATTTGGCAAGCATGTCGGTTTGACCTCACAGCGAATTGAATCCTCGCATTGCGCGAGATTGAAATGCGGATGGCTTGGTCACTGCGATTGATTCGCTTGTCATGGCTCCTCCCATCTCCGGTCCACAGACGATGCAGCCCAGTAAAGCATCAGCTCGGTCGGGTGATTTGATGCCCTCGGCCTTCATCTTCTCCTTGGATTGGACTCGCAACTTGCCGTTCTCTGACCACTCGGTCTTGCGATTGGTCAGCTGCTTGAACGTCACAGGATCAACATCATCCAGTCGGATGCGTCCTCGGCTGATCTCACGGCATCCAACGTGCCAGACCTCGCCAATGAGGTTGGCGTATTCGTTTGGCTCGCGGCTTGGCTTGCCACCGTGGAATCGATTGATCCTCCAGCCATGCTCGGCAAGCGCATCGATCATGACCGTGCCTAGGCCATCAGCGTCTCCCCAGATTTGAGGAGCGGTTAGCTTCTCGGTCTCGAAAAGATGGATGAACTCGCGGACTGCCTGCATGGTGTCCTTTTCTGTCCACGCCTTGACGATCCTCGCTGTGTTGCCCCGGCGTACTGCCAGCACGTTCTCGTCTCGACCGGCTGCAAAGTCACAGAATGCCGAGGTGATGCCGTTCCTCGGTTCTGGCGGGATGTCGATGACTTGGCGCAACTGGTCGCTGGAGATCAGCAGACGATCGACGTCCTCGGCGAACTCGGCAAGGTGCATCGAGCGGTAGATCGGATGGTCGGCGCCGTAGACCTCCAGATCGCGCTCGCGCTTGGCCGGGTCGAGATGCGGACACTCGTCGGATCTCGCCTTGATGCGGCTCCAGTAGGACGCCTCCTCGTGCTGGGATCGGTAGAACCACCCGAAAGGCTTGCCAGGTGAAGAGGCTGCGAGGATGCGGGTGCAGGTGCATCGATCGACCGCAGCCTTGATGCCGTCCGGGATCGTCTTGGCCTCATCGAGAACGTAAAGCACGGGACTGGTTGGCGTGGCATGGTAGCCCTCTGCTCGGCCCGGGTTGTCAGTTGAGAATCCAGACGCCCATCCACCTTGAGGCGTGCGGATCTCGGCTTGGTTCCACGTCCATCCATCGAAGGCCGGATTGTTCCGGTGCATCTCCATTGCTGGGAACAGCTGCAGCAACACCTGCCGCCACGATCCAGATGTGACCGGCACTCGTCCCTCCGGGAAATTGGCAAGCCACCACAGGATCGCTGGCCCAATGACAGCAGCGGTCTTGCCAGAGCCGTTTGCGGCCACCAGAGACGTCCGTGGCTGCGTCTCGATGGCGCGATAGGCCTTGATCTGCCAATCGTAGGGATCGACGCCCAGAATGCCGAATGCAAACGGCCCGAGGCTGATCCGTGGTTTGACCTCGGTCGGGTTCACGCTTTGCCTCCGAGGTCGTCAATCCCTATCGTTTCCCATCGTGCGCGGAATCGCTCGATCTCATCGTCTGTGCGAACCTTGCCAAGCGCCACGTTGTTCTGGAGATTGATCTGCGTGATGTTCTGCTCGGTGTTCTCGGCCTTCCATCCGGCTCGGCACTTGAGCCAGAAGATCGCTGCGGTGAGAGCGGTCTTTTTGTCGTCGCCCATTGCGATGTCGTAGAGCCGTTTTGCAACCGCTGTTGTGGCCTTCGATGATCCTTCCTCAAGGTCGGCTGCGTAGTGCTTGATCAATGTCGGCTCGGAGATTCCAATCTGCCGAGCGATCATCCTGTGCGGGATACCAAGACCGCCAAGCGTCCTTGCGAGGCGTCTGCTCTCATCATCCGGGATGTGTCCTCGGATGGGTTTGGCTTCGATTATCTCGACTTCTTCGGCCATATGGTCGAGCTTTAATAGACCCAAAGATCGCTCATCGTCAACGATTTCGCAACTCGGCTCTGAATCGACGGACGGCTTCGAGAGTGGCGTTTCCATTGGAGTCGATGGCTGTCGGGCCATATCGACTGACGATCGTCTGCTGTGCCTTGGCCCTGACCTCTGGCGTGACGTCTGTCAGTTTCATCTCGATGCCGCCATTGAATCGGGTTCCTGTCTCGACGCCGAATGCCGTGAGATCCGGCGGTGTCACAACCTCGTTTGGTCTGACGAGTCCGAGGCGGATAGCTACTGAGCGTTTGACCGGCTTTTGATACATGTAGCTGTTGAATCCCCACGGCCCCCATGGCACACCGAACCCGCCGAATGATGGATCGTTCATGGCGAGCCAGAATTGCAGGTCATCCCATCTGCGGATTTGTCCTTGGTTGGCAACGTGGATCAGACGGAAGTGCTCTGGATTTCCACCGGGAGATCGTAGGAACTCGGCAGCCGGGAAGGCGTTGAGGTAGTCTGGATCTGTGATGCGGGTCTGGTATTCGCTGAACTCGTAAGCCGTCTCTTGGTTCGTGTTGAAGATTAGAGTCAGCCGGGAGTTGCTGATGACGTTGGTGATCTTCTGATCCTTGTAGTCCTCCGGCGTGGCGAGTCCTTCGCGGATGGCGAACTTGGCGGCACGTTCGCGGAACTTGGCAAGGCCGACTTCTTTGTAGGCGATTGACCTTGTGCCGTCTGGGCCGATTACTTCCTCGGTGGCTGCTGACATCCAATCAAGCAGCATCTCACGCCATGAGGTCAGCACCTTGGCCGATTGGACTGTCGAAGAGAAGAACGCACGTTTGCGGATGGCTGGCGCGACTTGGTTCCACTCGCGAGTTCGGAACCATGAAGGCGTTATCTTGCGTCGAGCAAGTTCGGCGATGTAGTCGAGCAGTTTCTGCATTTGGTCGCCGATTGGATTTGTGGCCCCGCCCGCTGGAAAACCATGAGAAAAAAACCAGCGAACGGAGCCTGTCAGTTAATTGACCCGCGCAAGGTGGCAGATCGAAAATGGATTTGTCAAGCGTCTTGAGATTGGTCGGGATTTGCCTTTGATTCTTCTGGTTCTTGGCTTTGTCTTGTCACGATCGGCATCGACGGATGCGACACTTGGCGCGGGTTGTCGAACAGGGCTCGGATCGGATTGTTGCTCCAGTTGTAGCACTCGTTCTCGTCGTCGTCGTCCTCATCCGGGTCGGACAGGTTGTCGCCGCACCAGTTGTCGAATTTGCGCTTCATGCTGGCTTTGCTTTCATATCAGACGACCATTGTGCAATGTGTTGCGCGACTCTTTGCCGATAGCAACCGATCTCGCCAACGGCCTCCTCATGCTCTCGCACTTTCTTGCAATGGGCGATGTGTTCCTTGATGGATCTGACGGTTGCGAGTCTCATCGATTCGTCGTCGATGCCTGCTGTGTAGGCGCATCTTCGGATCATGTCAATAACGCGCATCATTGATCCAGATTGTCGATCACTAGCCTCCTGCTGCGCCGACTGGATCGTGTGCTTTGAGAGGGTCTCGGCCAGAGCCAGAGCCTCCCGACCATCGTAGTGCGACCAGATGACCGATTTCATCATCGAGATGGCATTGCACCTCGGGCATTCGTTGCCCTTGGTCGTTTCTGCGTTTTGGCAGGTCATGCACTGCCTTGTGGGTGGTTTTTCGATGTTCATCTCCAGATGCCCTCCTTGGCGGGTTTGTGGTTCTTCCTGTGCCATTCGGCTGCGTGTGCCCACACATCGGGTGCGGATTGCAGGAACTTGGCTCGAGATCGTGGTTGCCAGCCCGGACTGCCCTGCGGTAGCCGAGCGCCAAGGTATGCCTTGATGATCGCCCAGTCGGAGTCGGTGAGGTCTTGGATGGCTCTGGCGCAGCCCATGAGATCCTCTTGCTCGGCTCTGGTCAGCGGCAATTTCCAGTCGGCCTTGAGTCCTCGGATGCGCTCCTCAAGCTTCAGCATCGATCCAGCAGCCTGTCTTGGCATGATCGGCTCATCAAGGATCTTGTCGATCTCGGCCATCTCGGCGATGAAGCGGTCTTGATCCTTATCCTTATCCTTATCTTTATCCTTATCTTTATCCTGTGCCCCTTGGTAGGGGCTTCTATGGGGGCTTGCTAGGGGCTTGCTAGGGGCTTTGAAGGGGCTGTCATTTTCAATCTCCACTGGCAGGGCAATCCCAAGAGCCTCGATTCGACGAATTACCCCGATATGTGCTGTGTTTTTTGGGTTCAGCTTGTCTCCATATTGGAATCGGATGAATTTCGGAATGATGAGCTTTTCGCCCACCCATTGAATGCGATCGGCGAGGGCTTCAAAGGAGCTGCCTAACCCCTCGGTGGCCCCTATCATGAAGCTGGCAAGGTCTTTGTCTGGTTCAATGATTCCGGCGCAATCGCAGTTGTCCAGCAGCCACAACCACAGCAATTTCGCCTGCGGCGGGAGCTTGCGAAACCACGGATCTTGCCATTTGTTTGTCTCGGTGAATCGTTTCATGGGTCAAAACAAGTCGAGTTGTGACTTGGCATTTTTAAGGTTCTGGCAGGCTTGATTGAAATATGATTCCTTTAGCTCGCTGCCGATAAATCTGCGGCCAAGATTAAGAGCGCCGTATCCTTCGCTGCCGATACCAGTAAATGGCGAGTAAACAAGATCGCCGGGATTACTCCACAATTCAATTCCTCGCTCAATCACATCAAGCTGAAGAGGGCAGATGTGCTTTTCGTCAGCATTATCCCTAGCTCCATCGCGATTTAGAACGCGCCCTTGGTCGACCGTCATCCATACAGGAGAGGCAACCTCCTGCCACCAATCCACTGGATATTTTGATTTTTCCTTCGTGATCGGCTTGGGATTCTCTCCCGGCTTTCTAAATACCAGCAGATAGTCTGGAGCGCCAACGCGAGATCCAGCGGAATCAGATGTCAATGTTTTGTGGAGCAATCCATGAGCTTTTGTTCGCTGCATTTCTGTCACTGGAGATTTCCAGATGGTGATTCGGCTGTGAAGTATGAATCCATGCTTCCAAAACGAACGAATGATTTCCCCACTGAAATCTTGAAATCCGATGTATCCATGTTTCCACTTTGTTGCCAATAAATCCACGCAATGAACAGCAACCTCTCTGCCCGGAACCATAATACGAGCAATTTCGGCAATCAAAATCTCAAAGTGTTTTTGGAACTCCTGCAAATCAGAGCAGTTGCCCATATCCTGCAAATCATTTGAATAAGTAAACAAATCTGCAAATGGTGGAGAAAATATGCTGAAATCTATTGATTCATCTTCAATTTGTTTTGCAACTCGGACGCAATCGCCGTGATGCAATTCCCACCCATCTCCATATGCCGTATCTATTGTTGTTTTCATGGTTAGTTCTTTTGTTTGTGATTCACGGAATGCCTCCGCTGCAATCTTCATTTTCTCCTGCATTTCTTTGTGCTGTTGGATTTTTCTATTGATTGTCTTAAGTATTGCACCTTCAGTGCTTGCCTGCACGATCCATGCTGTCACTGGTCGTTTTTGGCCAAAACGATAAGAGCGGCGGAGTGCCTGATAAAAATCCTCAAATGAATAGGAAAGGCCAACAAACGCGACATTGCAACAATGCTGCCAGTTAAGCCCATATCCAGCTATTCCCGGCTTTGTGATAATCACTCTGGCGCGGCCTTCGGTGAAGGCGTCAAGCCGTTCCTCTTTCTGGTTGGCGGTGTCGCTGCCTTTGACTTCCACAGCGTCGGGGATGGCTTTTGAAAGCTGCTCACTCTCGTCATTGGTATTGCACCAGACGATCCACGATTCCTTCGATGCGTTCACCATTTCTGCAACCTTGGCAACGCGGGCAGGAGAAGTGATTCTCATTTCCTTGTGCATAGTTGTTGCCGAAAGTGTGGCATGGCGGAAAAGCTCTCCGTCTTGTGCTCCATCTGTTTCATCAACTTGAACAATGGCAGTATGAATATCAAGATTTGGCAGGATGTATCCGTCATCGCAATATCCGATATCAGATGGCTTTGAAACGCACGCGGCCCATGAAGCAACCCATTTCCAGAACTCCATTTCTGCGTGCTTCTTTAGCCTCCAATCTCCGGTGTTGAATGTGTCGTTGATGAAGAATGTGCAGAGCATTTGCTGCGGTGTGCAGACGCCAAGGAAATCGGCGTGTTGGCCAAATTCAGTGTAATCGTTAGGAGATGGAGTAGCAGTGCAGCAAAGACGATATGGAGTTTCAGAAAAGGCAGAAGTTAGCATTTGACGCATCTTGCCGGTGAAATTCTTGAGAATCGATGATTCATCAAGAACAACTCCATGAAAGATTGATGTATCCAATTTTTCTAGCTTCTCATAATTGGTAACGTAAATTCCTGGATTTTTAATGTCGGATGCAGATTCGGCCACGGTGGCTTGGATGCCAAATTTTTCTGCCTCCTTTGATGTTTGATGAGCAACTGCCAGCGGAGTTAATATCAAAACAAATCCTTCGGTTTTCCTTGCAACCTGATCCGCCCACTCAAGCTGTTGCGCAGTCTTGCCAAGTCCGCAATCTTCAAAAAGCGCGGCTCTGCCCTTCTTAATGGCCCACTTCACGATGTGCGCTTGCCAATCAAATAATGGAGCTTTGATTTCCAATGAATCAAATCCACAAGATTGTGCAGATTTGGTTTTTGATAATATGAATTCTTCGTATTTCATGGTAATAAAAAAGCCCCCAGGCCTCCCGCCAAGTGGAAATTCCCCGAAACGCGACGGGGCTTGGCAGGAGATCTGGAGGCTGTTTTGTTTGTGTTCATTTGCGCTTGATTTCCCGTTTCCAGCGGGGCGGCCTTGCGGCTGCGGCGTGATTCTAGACAGATTCCCTAGGCATTGTAAATCCCAAAGATCCGTCAGAATGGGATGTCATCCATTTCCTCCTGCGGTTGGTATCCGTTAGATTTGGCGGCATTGTGAGCATCCTGCTGCGGGTAGCGTTTCCGAGCATGAGCGTCGATGGAGTGAGGATCTTGCTTGGCCTCGGCATTAATCGAGAGGAATTTGCCGCTGCCATCCTTGCGCTCTTTGATCCAAGCCGAAAGCCAGTATTCGCGGCCCTCGATGTTGATGCTGCCTTTGTAGTCTGGCCTATTCGGATTTTCGCCTTTGTCGTTTTTGGACAATAGTCCTTTGTTTGTGTTGTCGTATTGCATGGTGTTTGTTTGGTTTCAGTTTTTGCAACCTATTGCGGATCAATCCAGCCTCGGGATGTCGTCCTCAAACGAGAAGTTCTCGTCGATTGCCAGCATGATTGCGTTGTGCATCTCAATGAAGATCGTCTCGCGATCCGGTTGATCCGTGTGTTTGTGCGCTCGGTTCCATCCAAAGCGGATGCCATTTTCGATTGCGTCAGTCAGTATTTTGTAGGTTCTGGGTTTCATGTTGTCTGTTGTGGGTTGTATGTTTCTACATAAGTGTAATCATCGTTGTCATGGTCTGGTGATTCAAATGGATCTTGTTTATTCTGAACTTAATCGCATCCAGATTGCAATTTACGATAAAAATCCATTGCTTTATTCCATTCTCCGCTGGTCTGAAAATCTTTACTCATGCCTAACGCAGCGAGTTGTCGAGCGCAGTTGCTCCACCGTTCAAGTTCGCCGCGTAGTGCACACTCTCGCTCCGACCCAATGCCGTTGAGTCTGCACTCCTCGTAAAGCTCAAGCTCCAATTTGGCCATCTCATCGATCCAGTTGACCTTGCCTTGATGCCAACGCTCTACGGCCTCATCGGTGCGCGGTGTGCGGCTTTCATGGATTGGACACTTTTCGTCCTGTTCTGTTGTGCTCATAACTTATGGTTTTTGTATTCGTCCCTGAGGTGTCCGAAATCCCTAGGCTCAGTGCAAAGAGTTTCTTGTCCGCAGATCCCGCAGGTATCTAGATGCCACGTTGCGATGCCGCACTCTCGGCGACCGTATTTATCGCCGCAGTCTGCGCAAATCCATGCTGGGTATTCGTTCTTTTTTATCTTTGCATCCATAAGATCATCGCAAAATTGGTTTTGGGATCATGTCACTCATCGCTTCCTCCTTTCACGGCGGCAAGGGCTTTATCGGCTATTGATACCAACTCTACGCTGCCGCGACATGCACAACAAGAAGATCCTTCTGCAATCTTAAGCAAAGCCTCCGCAAGCC